TAATATTCCATATCGGATATATTCACCGTCTTCCATATCTAAAACTTTTCTTGCAAACATATCGGCGGTATTTCTTTTTGTATAAAGTTCTCTATATACAAATAAATTATTATCGTAATCTACTGCAAACCATAAACAACAAGCGGGTGAGCTATATCCCCAGTCCGCAGCTCTAAACCTCATCCAGTTTCTCGGAATGTCAAAAGGTTCTATCACATGAACTTGTCTACTAAATTCAGGGAAAGAAGAACTTTCATATGCATCCCAATCCCCTTCTAAAAATTGTTTCTTTTGAACTTCGGGTAATGATGCCAACATTGCGTAGTAATCATCTGTTTGCATCAAGTAAGGATTGTCTTGTAACTTTGCAGGTATAAACTTTCTAGATATACTTTTAACACCCATCGGTGTTGGTATCTCTACTTCAAATCTTTGATTAGCTTCACAAGGGTCAACAAACATTTCTTTAACCCAGAGTGAACCTACGTTTCCGGGATTGCCTGTAGCTCTCATGTAGACAGGTATTGCAGGGTCTACACTTCTAAGTGATGAGCGTAAGAAGTTATAAATATCAGGAGTAGGATACTGTGGTAATTCATCTATACCAATCCAAGTATACGACTGTCCCTGATATCGTAATGCATCCGTTAAATTTTCTGCATATCCAAATTCTATTCTAGCACCTGAAGGGAATCTCCATTCTTTTTCTTGCTCTCTCCACTTTGCTCCAGGATATGCTTTGGAATATAATTGTTGAGAGTGATTAATTAAATCTCTTAACTCAGGCATTGTTCTACGAATTAACAATGCTCGATGATGTTGTTTATCACAATAGCGTAGTGGGTCTACTAACATCGCATAGGATTTACCACCACCTCTTGCTCCACCATAAAATACTTCTCTTTCTGATGATGCTAAGAAATCTGATTGTGGTCCTGCATTAGCTTGAAAGATAATATCTTTTTCTTCAAAAGCTTTTTGTATGGTGGGGGAAGCTTCTTCTATTTCTTTCGTATCAATAACTGTTTTAGATTTACCTTCTAAAACAATATCTAAATCTCTAATCTTTTTATTTTTATTGTGAAGCTTACTTCTTTCTTTGTCTAATTCTCTTTTAGCTTTTAGAACTCTATCTCTTTGATAATCTAATTGTTCTCTTGCAGATTCTCTTGCCTTCTTTTTAATATTGTTCTTATTAACAATTTTATAAAAACCTTGTCTTGTTATTTTTCTTTTTGTTTTAGAAAAAATATAATCAACACACTTTTGTAAAGACTGTCCCTTTTTATGAAGTTTAACTGCCTCTTGTAAAACATCTAATTGTTCAGGAATAGGAATAACAGTTTTTGGGTCTTCTTCTGATTGCCTATATCCAAAAGGAATTAATCTTCCTTTTATTTTTTTAGGTTCATACATTTTTTGGTGGTAAGATAAATATTCCGTGTTGGACTTTTGCATTAACATCAATGCGTTCTGTTTTAGATATTCCAACTCTATCTAAAATTTGTTTAGCTGCTTCGAGTCTAGTGTTTGCTCCTGGCACACTACCATCATCATCTAAAGCGTTAACCATTCCCATTACGGCTTTCGGTGAATGGGTTGCTAGTACACCTTCTGCTCTTTCGATGATTTCTTGTTTTAAAGATTTAATAACCTTTTGATATCCGTTCTCATCGTATCCTGCAAGTTTGGCAGCTTCTCTTGGATTGCCTCTCGCTTGTCCAAATAAATTTTCTAAAAAGCTTTCTTGCTTTTCTGTTAATTGTTTTGTTTTCTCAGGAACTAACATTTCTTACCTTTTGTAGATGTCTTTCTGTTCTTTCTTTTAACCACTCGGGAGATTTTCTAATACCTACCTGCTCTTCTATTTGTCTTTCTCTCATACCGTTTCGAGCAGCTTCTATCATTTGGTCTCTACCTTTATGTTCTGCTCTTTCAATAAAACTTAATCGGGGTGCAGTAATTAGTTGTTCAATATTTTTATCTTTTAATAATTCTTCTCTTTCTGCAAAAGATAAAATCTCTTCCCATTCTTTTCCTGTCTTTTTATTTTTAAAAGAATATAGTGGCATTATTTTATAACCTCAAAATACTTTCTTTGATATTTATTTAATTCAGGTAGAGTATTAATATCTGTATCGTATTCACATAGTTTTTTATACATCGTTTTATTATCTAACCAACTTCTACCATTCCAAAATTCAAATCCATCAAACCTTGATTTGTATGTGCTTGTTTTTTCATAACCATAGGACAAGTAATATTTCTTACATTTGTTTTTGATAGACCAGTCTATCTCGTATAAAGTTGCATACGTTCCCATACCTAATTTTGGATATTGATAATCCCAAGCAAACTGGCCTGTTAGAACATACTTGCCTTTGAAAACTTTTAATTCTGTAAACGCTGTTGGTTTATCTTTGTAATAATAAATAAAATATTTCCAATCAATGTAATCTTCTTTTTCAAAAACTTCACTGTCTTCTTCGTAATCTTTCTCATGAAAGTTTTTATGACGAACATATTTTTTAAATATATCGGAGATAGTTTCAAAAAGATTATCATCTAGTTTATCGTGTATCTCTACTCGTATATCTTTCTTTCGTAATATCTTTCTTTGTTTTTTACTAAATGTAAATTTACTTAATAGTAATCTTGTATTTCGAGCATTAATCCAAGTCAGCCCATCTAGTTTGGTGTAGTACCATGATAGAGGTATCCAACCATTTTCAAAAGCTTGACAATATTCTCTTTCTTCAAACTTAGCTAAAGCGAGAGAATAAATGAAATCATAATTCGTTAGCTTACCTGTAATATGGTCAAAGAATATTTTCACTAAGGGCGTTCAAACTGAGTCATGTAAGAATCGTCAGTTACAACATCTTCCCCTCTTGTATTCTCTACTGTATAAAAGTTTTGGTCTATCTTGTATCCCGGATTTTCTGATAACCTTTCTTCCATAAAAGCATCATCATACCAGATAGTTCTGTTATTCGGATAGGCAAAGAAGTTACCATCATCCATTCTAAACATGTGAGCACATTTATGTTCAGGGTCCTCACTGAAGTTAGTGTCTAACATCCCTGCTTTGTTTTCCCATGCCCAGTCTATGGTAAACATGTATGTGCCTTTTCTTTTGACACCTTTATAATCTACTAGTTCTGCTCTGCAGTTTGCTAATCTATTCCTTCTTTGGACATCAACGTAGGGGGAAAAGCAATCCCAGTACTGGTGGATGTTTAAATCATGCTTGGGTGCGTTCTTCTTCCAACAAAATGCATGAATAGGTCTACGTGTCCAGTTTACCCCATTGGGTAATAGACACTCAAATAGCAATGCTCTTCTTTCTAAGCTATTAACTGTGTGTACATCAGCAAATGTAAACTCACCATGCCCCTTTTCGTGGTCATATAGGTACTCATTCCTGATATATGCACTGAATGGCGGTAGATTATGGTTTAAATATGCCAATTATTTGTTTTTTTTAGCTTTACTAGGTAACAATCCTTTATTGACTGCTCTTGCTCGTTCAGAAAACCCTAGTTTTTTCCCTTGTTTAATCTTTTTTTTAATAGTCTGTGTCTTAGCTACCATTATTTGTAGCCACCACCGGCCTTTTTGTAGGCAGATGCTAACATTTGTGCCTTTCTCGCACTCCATTGTCCCGGTCTACCCCCTTTTCCACCTGCTTTAATACGACTAAAGAGTCGTTTACGCATGGTAGGTTTGGTATAGTTACCGGCTTTGTTTACTGTTGACTTTGATTTCATTTATTTTGATAGGCTATTCATCGTGATGCCCTAATATGTGTATGTCTGTGAGTGTGGCCTATTGATTTTTACAGCCTATACCTACTATTATACCGGCCTACAGGACTTTGTCAAGTCTTTTTTTAATTATTTTTACAATATATGTGTATATTTACAATGTGTTACATTTATTTAGTTAATAGATAACGATTGTTGTTGACAAAATGCTGTGGACTGGTACAATATATAGTGTAGGGGCCGGGGGTCCTATACCTGTAGAATCCATATTTTGTATATTGTAGAAGATATGCTATATGTGGAAGATGTACTTTCAAACCTTATCCTGATTTTTTAGCTTATCCACGTATATATATACACCACACACCCCCCCTGCCACACGCATACCCCTATATATAGTGTTGCATTTCTGCAACATACTACATCTAGTACCACAATATATAGTGTAATAAATTATTACGCATACAATATATAGAATAATAAAATATTACTTTCATCATTTAAAAGAAAAGCCATAGACCTTTAACAAATAACTCCCACACTTTCAAAAACATAACCCCCCCTATCCTGTTTCATATATTGCCCTATGTTCTATATACAGAATATTAAACAAAGTTTTTCATATAGAACTGCATATATTGGTCCAGATTGTGCTGACTGTAGAAAATACAGATTATGCAACAATAGGCTATTATTGAAGTATATCACCATTTTAGGTGCGACACCTTGTCATGTTTAATCTTTGAAATAAATCTATATCTTAATTAACAATGAATAATAAATCTATGAAAGGATTTAATAACATGACTACAATTATAATAAAAGATGACAAGGACCTACTAAAAATCAAAAAGGGTGATACAGTCATTGATGAAAGACCAAACAACAACAAGGACCAAGAACTTGAAAGACACGTCCAAGAAATCCAAGAAGAAAGGATTGAGGAAACAGGCCAATTATAATATAAATCTAGACAATAGCCCTTTAAATAGGGTTATTGCCTAGGGTTATAAACTAGGGAAAGGATATAATAAAATGACTGATACAAAAAAAACATATCAATTTTGTGTTCCATGTTCATACTACTATGAAATTGAAGCGAACACCGAAGAAGAAGCAAGACAAATATTAATTGAAAAGGGTGGAATTGATATTGAGGGTGATTTATTAATTGAAGCTGATGACTATAAAAAAGCTGATTGTATAGGTGAAATGCAATAAATTAATTTAAAAGGGGGGCTAAATGTCCCCTTTTTAACTTGATTTATTCAAGTAGAAAGGTTATAATTATATAACATGGAATTACAAGTAACAATAAAAAATCATTATGGGAAAGATTTTATTTACCCATATTGTAACAAGGCTGAAGTATTCGCAATACTTACAGGAAAAAGAACACTAACTGAGAAGGATATCCATTGGATAAAGACGTTAGGTTATACGTTTAAAGTAATAGAAAGGACCTTATAACATGGCCAGAATCAGAAGTAAACACGATAATTTGTTAAATTATTTTATATATGATGATAAAGACCTATCAAAAGAGTATGTAAAGAACTCAAAGAAGTTTTTAAATAGTATTAAAAACAAAAAAATAATTGACATATT